GAGGAAACCCCTAAAGAGGAAACTCCTAAAGAGGAAATTCCAAAACCCAACCCTGAAATCGAAAAATTGAAGCTTGAGAATGAAAAACTCTCGCATCGAAATGATGTTCTTCAGGGTAAATATAATGCCGAAGTTCCACGAATGGCAGGCGAGATCGCGGAACTTAAAGAATTAGTCAAGACATCAGCAGAAACCATTCCAGAAGCCGCTTTTATTACAGACCAACAGCGGGAAGAATTTGGTGAAGATTTCATTGAATTCGCTCGCGCTGTGGCCAAAGAACAAATTGGCACTATGGAGAATCGTTTAAGTCAGCTTGAAGAAGAGAATGTGACTCTTAAAGCAAAGGCTGACTCTGTTGGCGACATGGCAATGCAATCACAGGAAGATAAATACTATTCTGACCTTGATGCCGCATTACCCCAATGGCGCGAACTGAACAACGATCAAAAGTTTCTAAACTGGTTGTCAGAGGTTGATCCTTTTACTGGGCAATCTCGCCAAGAACTGTTAGGCACAGCGCACAAGCAATTAGACGCAAGTCGGGTTGCCTCATTCTTTTCCGCTTTTAAAGAAGCTAATCCTGAACCTAAGAAAGATACGCTGGAAGATCAGGTTGTTCCCTCAAAAAAAGGGTCAACTCAGACCGAGTCAGCTAAGTCAACGTACACACAAACACAGATAGGTGAATTCTATCGGGATGTGGCGTTGGGACGATATTCAGACGAGGAAAGGATAAGTATTGAACGTGACATTTTTGCGGCCAATGAAGAAGGGCGAATCATTTAGCCCCTAACGGGCCGCTGCAATTTAATTTTAGGAGTCTATTATGGCAGGCCCAACTCGTAGTTCAAGCTACGTTAATTATAGTTCCACAGGAACTAGCAAGTTTATACCCCAGATTTGGTCTGGGAAAATCGTAGAGAAATTCTACAAAGCGTCTGTATTTGGTGAGATATCCAATACCGACTATGAAGGTGAAGTTTCTAGCATGGGTGATAAGGTAATTATCCGTACCGTGCCTGACATCACCGTGTCCGACTATCAAGTTGGTCAGACACTATCCAACCAAACCCCAGAAAAAGCCAATGTTGAATTGAACATTGATCAGGCTAAGTACTTTAGTGTGATTGTGGACGATGTTGACAAGGCGCAGGCAGATATTGATCTGATGGACAAGTTCTCTACTGATGCTTCCGAGCAGATGAAGATTCAGATTGATTCCAATGTGCTTACTTATATTGGTGGCAATGTTGCAGCAGCTAACGCTGGTGCGTCTGCTGGTGCTATTTCTGGTGATCTTGGCTTGGGAACAGCGACATCCCCTCTAACTCTGACCAAAAGCAATATTCTGGATTCAATTCTGGATTTGGGTCAGGTTTTGGATGAGCAGAATGTTCCTGAAACCAGTCGTTGGATTGTGCTACCTGCTTGGGCAGTGGCGATGGTTAAGAAGTCCGATCTGAAAGATGCAAGCTTGGCGGGTGATGCTACCTCCATCATGCGTAATGGTCGTGTTGGACAGATTGACCGTTTCACTGTTTATCTGAGTAACAACCTGAACAAGGTTACTGGCACTAACGCCCATACTCAGGTCTTAGCAGGTCACAACTCAGGTCTGACTTTCGCTTCACAAATCACCAACGTAGAGACTCTCAAGTCTGAGTCTAAGTTCGGCACGATTGTTCGTGGTCTGAATGTGTTTGGTCGTTCTGTGATTAAGCCAGAGTCGGTAGCTCTTTTACGCGCTACAGCCTAACCCATAGGGGGCTAAACGCCCCCTTTTATTTTACTATTATGTGAGGCTGATATGGCTATTACAAACGCGAAATCATTAATACTACGCGCTAAAACTATCCTTCAGGATACTAGTGCCGCTGGTACTCGTTGGCCCAACTCTGAGCTTCAGGATTGGTTGAACGATGCCCAAAAAGAAATTGTGCTGTATCGACCTGATGCAAATACCGCTAACGAAGAATTTACCCCAACCGCCAGCTCGTCAAAGCAAAGCATTCCAGCCGCTGGTCTGCGATTGATTGAGGTGGTTCGGAATACCGCATCAACATCTGATAAAACGGCCACTCGTATGATCCAGCGAGCCATTATGGATGATCAAGTGCCTAATTGGCATGCGGCTGCGGCTACTGTGAATATAGAACACTGGGTCTATGATGAGAGAGACCCTAAAACCTTTTATGTTTATCCCAATCCCACATCAGCGGCTCGTTTGGAAATCATTTATTCCACTGTGCCAAGTGATGTAGACATTGTTAATGCCGATGAAACTTGGAAAACAGCCGCTACCTCAACCACTATCGGGCTGGATGATGTGTATGCCAACGCCATTCTCGATTTCATGTTGTATCGTGCTTACTCTAAAGACGCAGAATATGCGGGTAATGCAGGTCAGGCGCAATCGCACATGATCGCTTTCTCGAATTCTTTGGGTATGAAGACGAATGCCGATTCTACAAGTGCCGCTTTACGGGCATCTCAAGGTGCTGACACTCCTAATCAATAGGTTACATTATGGCGAACACAGAATTAAAAACACTAGTGACGGATGTGTTGCTTGAAGTGCAGGGCGCACCCTCGTTCACGATTGTTAATGCTCTGCGACGAGCCACTATTGATTTATGCGAACAAGCGCATGTTTGGGAGCAGTCGGATGATCCTCTAGTGGCGGTCTCTGGTCAGTCCGAACAAGACCTTCCGTTACCTAACAGTGCTGAATTGGTGCAATTATTATCTTTGCATCGAAAAACTATAGAGCTTACCCCTGTCACGGTGGGAGATATTTTCACCTTACAGGGGGATGCATCTGATAGTGGTACTTGGGGTGAACCATTGTATTACTCTGCTGATACGGTCACATCTGTGCGCCTCCATCCTATTCCCAGTAGTACTGAAGTCTTAAATTGCCGTATGGCATTGAAACCGAAGATGAGCGCTACATCCATCCCAGCAGAGATTGCTGTGCGCTGGCGAAATGCGCTATTGCACGGTGCTAAATACTATCTGTGCATGATGGCGGCTGAATGGGGCGATCCAGATCGCGCTATTTATTATCGCAATTTATTTGATGCTGAAATTGCACGGGCAAAATTGATGCGATTCAAGGGTTATGGCAACCCATCACTGCGCGTCAAATCCGTATTTTTTGGAGTATAACGATGGCTTACTACGAAACGATCCCTCTTGTCTCGGGCGATGATCTACCTGAATTACAATTCACGTTGCGCGATTCCAATACGGCTGCTACTGGGCAGACGCTGGACGCCAATGATCCTACCACTTGGGCTGCTATTGACCTGACCGGACAAACGATCCGTGTTCGTTTTCGTGCGCTCGGGGGCGATACTATCCTCGATACCCTCGTCTGCGGCAGACACTCCCCCTATACGGACGGTAAATGTTTTATGCAGTGGAACCCGACCACCCTTGACGTTGCGGCTGGTACTTACGAAGGTGAAATTGAGCTTGAAAACAGTACAGGGAAGAAACAGACCATCTTCGACAAGCTGAAGTTCAAGGTACGGGATGATTTCTGATGGCTATTCGGGCGGTTGTCTCGTTAACAAAAGTTGATGCGAGTGTCGATCACAGCGCACTAGCTGCGTCCGTCACACACATCGCAGCGGTGATGGATGACATGACGCTGGCCTATGTGCCGAAAAACCGAGTAGTTAATGATGTCTGCACATTAGATGAGTTGACAGTTGTCACGTACACCAAGTTGCTTACGGAAGTGCTTACTCCGAGTGACCAGTTCACCATCGACGCGACACTGGGTAAAACGGATAACGTAACAAGCACCGACACGTTTCTACGAACAGTTGAATTTAATCGTGCGCTTAATGAGAGCATCACCACCCCAGACATCCCCGCAAAACACTTAACGAAACCCATGAGTGACGGCACCGCGTTAGCGGACGTTGTTACACGAACACACACGTTTAACCGCTCGTTTAATGATTGGTTCACGCTTGACGATTTTGCCAGCGTGGATAAGGCCGTGGTCGGAAATAAAACCAATGTATTTGGCTTTACAGACGTACATAGCTGGCAAATAGCCAAAGAATTTTCTGATTCTGTAGGCTTTCTCGAATCTGTGACTGTAACTCGGAGATCAACCGCTGGTTTCAACGCAGCTTCTTTCAACACCCCACTATTTAATTAATGGAGAACAAACATGTTCCATGAAGATTTGAAAATGACTGGCCAACTGAAAATCATCTTGAATGACGAAGTGGTGCAGGAAACGAACAACCTCGTCGTTACGGCAGGGAAAGAGTGGGTCGCTGATCGCATGAAAGGTACTAACTCGGCTATGAGCCATATGGCAGTTGGGTCGGGGTCTGCTGCGGCGGCGGCGGGCAACACGGCTTTAGGTAACGAGCTTGATAGAAACTCGCTGACAACTGCGGGCGGTACTGTTTCAGGCAATACCATTACGTTTGCGTGTACTTGGGGCGCGGGCGATGGCACAGGCGCTATTACCGAAGCCGGTATCTTCGACGCGGCTAGCGGTGGCGACATGCTGGCGAGAACGGTGTTTAGCGTCATAAACGCTGGTTCCGAGGACATAATGACCATTTCATGGGTCGTGACAATTAGCTAAGCAGGGTACTACGATGGCTGTTAAATTTTCTAACAACGCGATAACTACATTCTCTGCTAGTGCGTCTGCGGGCGCAACGAGTTTTAGTGTTGACAGTGCTAGCACGTTCCCGACTTTAGGTACTAGCGATTGGTGCTACGTCACATTATCAGGGGCGAATTCAGAGGTTGTTAAGGTCACAGCGATCAACGGTACAACTTTCACTTGTGACGCGCTGACGCACAGTTACGCGGTAGACGACACGGTGGGTATCCGCGTGTCTGCGGAAACGATGGACGATGTGTACGAGTGGGCGGATAAGATTGGTGTCAGCAGCTCCGGTATTGACGTTACTGGCACAGTGACTACAAACTCTGGTGGAGGGAGTACATCTTTAGGCTCACATCTTGATTTAGGTGATAACCAGAAAGCACGATTCGGTGCTGGTGATGACCTACAGATTTATCATGATGGTAGTAATTCTATTGTAGGCGATTTCGGCGCTGGCGATTTAAAATTACAGGGGGCTAATGTAGTTATTGCTGACGGCTCAGGGGAT